CTAGAATCCCAACGGTTTTTATGGAATTCTTAAGGGTTTCCCTTGTTGCAAATTATAAATTTTGTTTTTATGATTTTTAAGAATTTTTGTTGTTTTTATTTTAAACGCCACCGTAGCTGGACCGCTGATAACCATCCGCACACATGATGCGGCAACACGGATTAATCTACGAATGACTTTTATGATCCACTTCTTATGCTCACCTAGGCGGGCCTCCCATCACCACAGCCAGTGCACAAATCACCAACTTAAGGCACTTGTACATAGGATGTAGAGAGAGGGGAAACGGAGCTTCGATAAACCATCTGATATATGTTTAAAGACGTGAATACACCTCAACCAGACAGAACCCAAGAACAACCCTCCACCACCGAAATAGAGAATTGGCAGGGCCCTGTCATCACGTCGGTTACGTGACTGATAAAGGCTTTGTTACCAAATATAATGGTTTTTGGTTACAACGAATATAACGAATTAGTTAAATAGAAATAAATAAAAATAAAACTAATGGTAAATATATACAAAAATAATGACTACAGGTTCTCTTCAAAGTATTAGGCCAACAAGTGTCGCTAACAGAGGAGCCATTTTCAATGCCACGCCCCCACCAACAACTGCGGCATGACCGACGCTCTTCATAATACTTGGGATGCTTTTAACACCTTTCTGTATCACTTCAAACATCTTCTGCCATTGTTCGTGAGAGGGATTACACATAATCTGTGGTCCCATGCCGAATGTCTTGTTCACAATCATGAACATTTCTTCAGCTGACATGCCAGGTTGAACAAACGACTCTCTTCGCGGACCGAAGGACCGATCTCTCGTCAAAACAGACCAAACACTGACAATTCTGCAATTGATAAAGGTGGGGGACGGCGTAGTTCCACTAGCCGGCATGCCCTCACCCGCGAACACCAAAGCGTTCTCATTATTGAAGTTAGGTTCACTGCCAAGAGGTTTCCACGTCTGGAAATCCGCCATATTGACAGGCATGAGGAACCCGTAACAACCATCTTTACTCTTGCCTTGGTAAGAACCAGGCTGATTCGAGATAGAAGTATACGAGATCTGATCATACCCGCCTACGGCGAAGTCCGAGGCGCTACTGGAAATTCCCGCGACTCTACCTTCAATACTGATCAAAGCAGTATCATCCTGCACAAGCACTCCCGTAGAGACATGCTGGTACTCCTCCCACGTCGAAGAATATGTCACCTGCGCTGGGTCGACAAAACCGGAAGCAGAGTTATTCAGGGTTGTTGTTGTACTGGCCTCGACTACGTTAAACGAAGCACCACATTCCAACAGATTGCAAATCTTGCTGGTCGCGCTATTCGAATTAACGATATGCATTGTCATGTACATCAACGTGATTCCAGTCGGCAACGTAATATACTGACTCGTTGCTCTCGTGTTACCACTGCCCTGAAGACTATAAACCGCCAGACAAACGTCGGTTCCAGGCGCGATGTCGGTTCCCGTACCCCCCCACAAAGTGCAATACACACCATCAGGGCCACTAGTGGAGACCGGATTTGACACCGTAAATGCCCCATTCCATTGAATCCCGTTAGAGACTGTGGAATTGAACACGGTACCAGGACCGGCTTTCCAAATGAAGCCTTTGGTGGGCGTTGCAACCGGAACCACCAGGATCCCCGCTTTTGGCAGAGTTCCTGTCGTTGTGTTGTCTTGCGGTGTATGCAAAGACAAACACAAAGGAAAGGTTGCACCCGGCCCCGGATTGTTAGCCGGGGAAGCAGGAGAGGGGGAAGCATTTTGATAATCTTCGACAGAGAAGGTTGTGTTTGGATCAGAATAGTCTGCAGTCTTACGGGCCAATCCTGCGTTCTTCGTGCCACGTTGCACAAAGGTCCGACCACCACCTACTTCTAATGTAATGGTAGTGGCCGCCGAATTGCCGCCTGAATAGTGAACGTGCGAGCGGAAGTCTGGTGTCACAAATAACCACCAAGATCCCGTTGAGTCTGGCACAATTTTGATCGTGTTGACAGTAGAGAACGTGTGCTGCCACACATTGTCCCCAAAATCATTGGGGACACCGATCAATTCACCTCGGGCTTTAATTACGGCGTCTGGATTGAACATCTGACGCAAGAAACGCTCCAAAATCGGCTTCTCAGTGAACTTAATCATCTGAGTCTCCGGATGGGCGCGTTGAACCTTACGCACAGAATTTTTACCCGTTAACTGTTTGACAGTCGGAGGGATTGGTGAAGTCCGGATAGTACCGGCTTCCTTCTTCCCTGCTGCCTGTTTAGCTTTCTGAGTTGCTGTTTTCGTCATTACTTAATTAACAACAAAATAATATTATATAATTATATAATAAGATATATGTATTACATAAGGGACCAGGCCCACGTCACACACTAACGGGGCCCAGAGAGATGACTACCATTACAGGTAGTCAACAAGCAAGCTCTTCCAGACTGGATCACAGGCTACGCTTCTTGCTCTAAGCGCAATCACCTCACCAGTCCAACGATAATAGTCAGAACTACACACTCCATACCGTTCCTCAAAGAATCCAGGACATTCCCACTCACCTGCTGTATATTGTGGTACTACATGACCCATCAGATCACTCGAATTTTTTACCTTCTTCGTGTGAATTACTTTCAACTCTGTCACGGGTCCCCACGTGCTCTCGTTGATAAGCTGATCAAACCACGTCCGCATTGGATATGGCAGGTCAAATACTATTAAGGACTTTGCTACTGCAACCATATGTCTCCGTTGTCCTTCCATCAAGCTAATCGAACGCTCCCCTCTATCCCTATAAATAACGCAAGGATTACTGAAGGTTTTGGATATTTTCAACATGCGGGATGGTAAAGGCCCCCACTTGAATTCACCCTGGTGCATCACGCCAGTCTGCGCACCGGCGTGGTACCACGTTCCTTTGAGGAATGTGACAGGTAAAGCATCGCAAAAAGCGATCTGTTCCTCATTCCAAAAAGTACACTTGACTTTAACTTCAAAGCCTAGTTGAGCACAAGCTATCTTAAGATTGTCTCCGAAATCTTTGTCAAGACCGAACAAAGCTAACGCAACTTCGATCGCTCTTTTGATGACACTCCCACATACAAATGAATTGCCCAAGGTCGTATCCGGACCACCCGTTAATCTCTTTTCCTCATGTTTTACATAAAAAACCCGTTTCACAGATCTAGGACCCACTTTCCAGACACGACCATACAGTGCCCATAAAAGGTCCAAAATCCAAGCTGGTACTCCCAAAGCATTAAGAACGATCATTTCGGCGTGTAGTGCCGGAGCTCTCACACTGTTATCACATTGTGAGAAATCCGCTTCCATCATGCAATAACCTTGTGCAGTACGATAAACGAATAAAACATCGTCTCCTGCTATCAAGATCACACCGCTAAGCCCTGACATACTAAAAAAATATGTCATGAGAAACGTCAAATCATCTGCTGAAAAAGAAGAAGCATAGAAGATAGGCACAGAGCTACAAACACTCGCACCGTCAACTGCCACATAACACAAGAAGGCCCTCCACAATCCCTGCCTGCAAAACTCTGCAAAAACTTTGCTAGCATGATATATGTATGGACCCAACAAGTGAGACATGTCTCCCTCAATTGCATGGATTGGACGCGGTTTGCACTTAAAAAGTACTTCATCGCTTTTCACGTTCACCCTGGTCGTACCTAGACTAATCTTGTCTATATTGCAAGCCTGATTTTGCAAGGTTGGGTGAGATAAGAGATACTGAGTGTGCATGGCAACCTTCTCGCCTTGCTCCCTTATGTGTTTCCACCACAGTTCTTTGATTTCTCCAGCTGTCTGGTTGATTTTCTGACAGACCACAAGATTGTTCCTCTCTTCATCAACGATGACGGTACTTAATTTCATGGCCTCATAGATTAAATCATCCTGACCCTCCAAAGGAGGTGGAGTTTTGCATAACCGTTCTTGGATGAGAAACCAAGCATTCGCCAAACTATTCGCAAATTGAAACATTGGTTGACAGTGTGCCCAGCACAAATAATAACCAGTTGTTTTACTCAACCTACTTTCGTTCGACAAAAACATTGATATTTTCTTGTCCAAATAAGTTACCAAATTTTGATCAACTATAGTGTCACTGAGAGCAATATTAATGGCGGGAATGAACCAATCTTCGCCTATACAATTAACTGAAGGAAATGCGGTGAATTCTGTCAAACAATCCAAAATCCACTGAGCCAACACTGTCGTTGCTGTGTAATTCGAATAGTTCCCAAAATTTGCCTGATAACCAACAATCAACTGTTCGACAGAGATTGCTTTCGTCACCAACGATACAAACAATAACATACAAATGATTGTGTTCCAGAGGCAATGCCACACGAGACGACTAGCAAAACGGAGACGGAAAACGATACACAATAAATGTACAGTGAAGACAGGGAGAATACCACCTGGCCCTTTAGTCATCTCCAGTGCACAAAAAATAATTGTTATCACCGGCAGACCCCATACACTATCCAGAGATCGTAAAATCTCCTCAATCAAAGCAGCTAACAACGAACCGATCCAAAACGAAACTAAAATACTCATGGACGAAATCTCTGGCGGGGCAGAGAAAATAGTCAATCCTTTAAGAAAGTTTGTCGGACTCTTCATCACCAGTCTAACGCCCCTCCAGAAAGCCGTTTCATTCACCACACGATGAACTACTACAGCTGTCTGATTGGTTGGTTTACCCAGCAACAAATAATTCAACCCTCTCCAAAACGAGCTTACTCCAAGTGTTTTATTAACGGTTGCGAGTGCATTGCCTGTGAGATCGGGTATATAAGCCCCGTACGCACAGATTTGCAAATACAAAATCGACACCATCAACACACATAGAAATGCTAGTACGAATTGAGTAATCCCCCACTCCCGAACCAAATCTCGCAAATGCATCGCCTGTTGTTTCACATCCCAAACATTACGAGCTAATGTTCCCATCGGGCCAGTCGGTAGGACCCCATGTTGCTTGGCTAAAGCTTGCGCCTGCCACGCCTGGGTCCTAGAATTTTCCAACCGATCCTTAATAACGGTACTAGTCTGCTTCTTATAATGCTCGACTGAAACGGCAACGCAATCCTCTGCGTATTCCAAGAACGCTTGTGAAGAAACTTGTTCCAGTCTCCTCATGTCCGGGTCAACTGCAAGACCTCTCTTGACAGTTATCTCAATGTGGCTCAAAGTTGCGGAGTTAAAATCTCTAGTCGTATCCAAACTGAGATGTTTCCCCATGACCAACTTCTTGCCTCCTTCTGAGTCTTTAAGTAGAAAAGGGCCCTTACCAACATCCATGACTTTCCTTGGGTCATAAGAAGGTGCGCACAAATGATTCATCGTTACATAAGTTACTGCCACCCCAATTCTGTCCTTCCATGGCCAAGAATTGTGTCGGGTCCAAACCACATTTTCATGGACTCCGTCTACTAAGACCCAATCATTTGATGGATGCGTATAAGGTGCGTTGATAGTATCAGGGTGAAAGACTATATTATCCTCCTTATCCCTATACCACACAGCCTTATCCAGTATCCCATATCTACCTTGGAATACATGGTGCACCATCATAACCGGGCCCATGGAGACAAGCGGCGCCAAAGAAGCAGGCGTCACAGGGCCATTCGGAAACAAGTAAACGTTAACCATAAGGAATCCATCAGCTTCTGGGGGTACCATATCAGTGTCAAACATACTACGCCGAGTCAAATCGGCTGGTTCGACACATCGTCCAGTCAAACAAAACTGAACATGGTCACCCGCTTGAATGAATGCCAACAAACGGTCAACTGTCCTCTTCTCTCTTTCAGACCCATAGACACCCACAATTCGGGTGCAGCCGAGACCAATCAATTCTACTACCGCATATATGGTTGCATACTCCCTTGCAACTGCGCTACATGCATGCGGATTTATACCGAAGTTTGGATGGACATCTGCGTATGGAGTTGCCTCCAATCGCCAATCCACCAAACCCTTCCATACTTCATCATTGTCGGGGACGCTCGCTTTATACCACTTGGCGAAAGTCTTACACGCTCTCACTCGTTGTGATAAAATTGAAGGGTCATAATTTTCTGGAAGAGTTGGCCTGGGTGTCTTTTGTACCCGATGATCCAACCACGGTTTCTTATTCACTGAAGGTTTATTCTCTTCAGTTTTTGGGTCAACTCGCTCAGACTCTGGTTCACTCTTTTTGAACCCTCCCTTACCTCCCTGATACGTCTTTTCCGTAGAATCTGACTTGAAGGAAGCATGGGGACCTTTGCCTTTGCGATTGTTAGCCACTGGAGCTTTAAAACCACCTGTCGACCCCGATGCCGTAGAAAACCCTCGAGAGGATTCACCATGACCAAGGCCTTGAAAAGCAGGCGGCGTAAACTCTCTCGCTGCGCCCTCATTCGAGAAGGTGAACGCTGCGGGAGGTATAATGGCAGCTGTTGCCATTGATACGTTGTCCATTTCTGATTTGACGCTAGAAGGAGTGCCATCCATTGTCAAAGAAGTGAACTACGTTTAAATCTGATTTTATACTGTTTT